GTCGGAGTGGTAGGTTATCACTTTTCACTTACACATGTTGAGTTACGATCAACAATTGAGTGGTCTATCCCTGGAGTTCTATTTAGAAGTTATAATGGTAGTTGGCCATGATCTCGGACACCGGAAACACCTGTTTCGTTGGAAACTCGTGCGTGTTGTTCCAGGCAGCCATTTCTCTTTGGTACATGGCTTCGGAGACCCCGAATGGCTCTAATAGTAGCATCTCGTCCCTTACGGTGATCGAATCTGCGTATCTATCATACTGCAACTTGTATTCCCATGAGCTGTCTTTAGCAACCATGTCGTCGAATACCTTCTCTGGGTGTATGAACCCCTTGCTCAGCGCGTATCTTCGCATACTCGCTGCCATCGCTTTGAAGAGCGGGCGTGTTTGAAACGCCGGGATCGCACTTCTTGCGGCCAGCCCATAGGCCAAGCCCATTCCTTTTGCTGCGAGCGAGTTGTTTTTAATCATCATCGCTTTAGTCGCGCACATCGGCAGAACTCTAATTTCACCTGATTCAGTCTGAAAAGAGATCGTCGACAGGAAGGTGGCCTGACCACGAGGCGAGAGACCGTTTCGGTCCTCGTCTGGGGGTGACTCATACGCAACCTTTAGCCCGAGGTCTGTGTACGAAGTCGTTAAACATGGTTTGAGGCCCTCATGGCTCCCATCCCAGTTCGCCGCGAAGGAGTTGAGTACGAGAAACAACGCGACTATTGTAATCAGGGTCGTGAACGCGTTCCCTGAACAATTAATGATCATCTTAAGATCTAAGATCAGCTTAGCAACTGTCTTGCCCTTATCCTTTAGTTTACAGGTCTTGGGCATGCCATTATATTTGAGTAAAGCTTCGCGCACACTTGGTGGCAATCCAAAGCGCCCTAGAAAAAACATTATAGGTTTCTGCAAAGGTCCTTGTATCGTCGTGTCGCAACTTTCTGCATCAGCGGCCAATTGTTTGGCATTACCGTATCGGTCGCATATGTTCATGCGGGTGTCGTCGCCGGAAGTCTCTTGTAGGACCTCGTAAGGGCCCATGGACTGCAATTCCCACTCCAACTCCGCTGGCGTCCCCTTTCTAGGGACAAACATGCGAACGGTGTAAGCCTCAGCCTTCATCTGATATGCATTAATGAAGTCTATCACTGCTGGTTTCATGGCCAGCGCCCATCCTATGAGGTTCTCTTCTCCGACGTGGTCCGCAGGGGACTCGTAGAACACGAGCCGGCCTTTAATTATGAAGGAGGGGTCATCCAGAGGGTTGTCTGGAACGGTGTCAATATAGCCTGGGTCTCCCGGTTTCAGCTTGAGCAGTTCGTCGTTCTTACCTCCCCAAGGCGCAGCTCCTCGTAGGTAGGGTTGACCGATGTCCAGCCACTCGTATGCATCATCGTACAGACCAAGTTTCGCTTTTGACCACCGTCCGCGTCCGTGCTCCAAGACTTCCTCCCGGGTTAGAGCGATAACCTGGGGCACGAAGGACCAG